GCTGGCAGCCGCAGCTCAAGTTCCCCGCGGATGCGGAAGCTGGCCAAAACCTCGCAGAACTCAAGAAGCTGAAGCTCGCCGCATGACCGAGTTCTGCAATTAATTGCAGCGGTGTCATGCCTGATGCTGATGCGGGAAGGGTATGATCATGGCCAAGGATGGAAACAAGGCCGACACGCAAAAGTCTGAACGGCCTACTGCGCAGATTTTCCGGCTGGTTGGGGCTGACCCCTCGAAAGAGGAGATCAAGAAGGCTCTGCTGCCCCGACAGATGCTCAATCAGGAACGGCCCGCCAATGCTGTGGCGGGCAACGCATTTCAGCCCGAGGACGAATACCAGGACCTGTATGTCGGTGCGAGCCGAGACGTTGGCGTCCTGGAGCCGCCCTACAACCTTAGCACCCTCGATCGCCTTGCGCAGGAGAACAATGCCTTGTCTCCCTGCATCGAGGCCATGGTGACGAACATCGACGGCACTGGCTACGACTTCATCCGCGCGGACGCCGAGGAAGGCGATGACAGCGTAGACGAGAAGATCGAGCAGCTCAGACAGTTCTTCGCTGAGCCGTGGCCGGGCGAGTCGTTCATGACCATCCGGCAGAAGCTGCGTCGGGACTACGAGCGCACGGGCAACGCCTATCTCGAAGTGCTGCGCAACGCCCAGGACCAGATCGTCTTCCTCCGGCATGTGGACGCCAAGATGATGCGGCTCCTGAAGCTGGACGACCCGGTACCGGTCGAGAAGGTCATGCGCCGAAACGGACGCGAGGTCCGCATTACCGTCATGGAGCGCCAGCGCCGGTACGTCCAGCTCCTGAACGGCGTCACGCTGGTCTACTTCAAGGACTTCGGCGTGCAGCGTGACCTGAACAAGAACACGGGCGTCTGGGCACAGACCGGCCAGAGGCTGCCAGCGAACCAGCGGGCGACCGAGATCATCCACTTCACCTGCCTGCCCGACTCCAAGACGCCTTACGGAGTGCCGCGCTGGATCAACCAGCTGCCTTCGATCCTGGGCTCTCGTAGGGCCGAGGAGTTCAATCTGGAGTTCTTCGACAATGGCGGTGTCCCGCCGGTGCTGATCATTCTTCAGGGTGGCTCGCTGCAGGACAAGACGCGCCAGGCTCTTGAGCAGAAGATGAGCCTGGGAAGCGCCTTATCGAAGAACCGAGTTCAGGTTCTCGAAGTGGAGCCGACCGGTGGCTCGATGGACCATCCGCTGCAGGCCAAGGTCACGGTGGAGAGGTTCGGCAGCGAGCGCCAGAACGACAGCATGTTCGAGAAGTACGACGACAAGTGCGAGCAGCGCATCCGTCGCGCCTTCCGTCTGCCGCCCATTTTCGTCGGTCAGGCCGCGGATTATGCCTTCGCGACGGCTTATGTCTCGTACAATGTGGCCGAGGCCCAGGTCTTCAAGCCGGAGCGCGACGAGTTCGACGAGGTTATCTCGATGAAGCTGCTCACGGCCATGGGCTACTCCGGCTATCGGATGAAGTCGAAGCCGCTGGTGATCGAGGATGCCTCGCTCAAGATGCAGGGCATCGAGCTTGCCATGAACACCAGCCATGTGATGCCTTCCGACATAATCCGCGAGATCAACGAGGTTGCCAAGACGAGCATCCGGTACTCGGAAGAGCCGGTCACCTTTGATGCGGCCATGACGGTCGATGAGGAAGGCAACATCGTCCACGTCAACACGCTGGACAATAGGGCTGGAACCCTGAACGGCGACAACGGAACGCCAGTCGAGGCTCCTAAACCGTCCTCGACCCAGAAGGCCGCGCCGTTAGGAGTTCTTGCACTCGCTCACGACACGCTCGCAGCTCTGAGGGGCAGGGATTTTGCCGAGCTGGCCAAGCATGTGAAGTTAATTGCATCACTAGACGAGCGTGGCAGGAAGGAGTTCCAGAAGGCTTGCGCGAGCCTGCAGTTCATAGACCCGTCCTATGACCTCGAGGGGCTTGGGGAATTGATGAGCTGCACGATCGCAGTCATGCAGTCAGAGCATCAGCACCATCACTAGGCGGGGGGAGCCATGCTGAAACTGCAGGCGTTCCTCGCTCTGGAGAAATCGGTCGCCTCGACCATGCATGCCGCATGGGACCATGTTGCGCGGCGCATCGTGAGCCAGGTCGGGCCGTTGCTTGCGGCACGCAAGTGGGACGACGCCCACGACATTGCCAACAAGCTCTCCATGTTCGGGGTGGTGGAGCGGCACCGGAAGCGTCTGGAGGAGCTGGCCGTCAGCTCCTTTCTGTTCGGGGCACACAACGTGACGGGAAGCCTCCAAGCCACCTCGTACGTCAAGCGCGAGCAGTCGCTCCCGTACTCGATCCAGCTGGCCCTGGATCAGATGACGGACATGGTTGAGTTCCATGGGGCTGAGATGGTGCGCCAGGAACTGCATAAGGCCATTCGCCGGGAGGAGCTGCGCAAGTACGACATGTCCTCGGAGGACCTGGAGGAGGCTGGGATGCAGAACCCAGAGCAGGCCGGTCCCCGCAAGAAAAAGAAGGTCCGCAAGGATGACGATATGGCCGAACGCCTCAATCAAGCCGTCATGGGCACAGGGCGCATGGCCATCGACATTGCGGCGAACCTCACGACGAGCCGCCTGGTCACGCTTGGGTTCCTGGCCGAGGCGATCAACAAGAAGATCGAGACGTACCAGATCAACGAGGTGCTCGACGAGAAGACCTGCCCGGTATGCCAGTACATGCACGGCAAGACGTTCTACGTGCAGAAGGAATACGGGAGGGTGATGCAGGCCCTGGGAACCCAGGACCCGCAGCAGCTGAAGAGCCTTGCTCCATGGCCGAATCAGTCCAAGGCAGGTCTCGCCAAGCTCAATGCCATGAGCCTCGAGGAGATGCAGGCTGAGGGCTATGGTTCTCCGCCTTACCATCCGGGGTGCCGAGGTGTTCTGGCGCTTGTAGGAACCGTAACGGAGGAAATCCCTCTGGGCGGGCTCGTTTCGTCCCCC